GGGTGATGGTAAAATTTTTAGCGTTCATTGTGCCTATAAATCGAGTTTGGATGGGTATAGTAAAAAATTATTCGACCCATTTTGTAGATCGACTAAAATTGGGTATACTATACCTGGTACAAATCATGAAATTCATACAACGGTAGCACAATTGAATTTCATAAGATGGTGTATAAAAAATAAAATAATAGAATACATAAACGTTAATAAAAATGATTTATTTAGTAAGCGCGCGACATGAAACCTTCTTTAAACGAGAATGTTTGGTATCCTACGTAATATGCGTGTAAAGTATAATCACGCGTTAAGCCACTTTTCATATTTACTTCTAGTGTTGTTTTATTTGATTGTAATTGACTAAAATCCAAGCTTCCCGATGGTTCCACATTAATCGGATTCATCGAGAAAGCATACGTATAAATATTTCTATACGGTCTAGATAAACGACTTGTAAAAGGTACTACGTATTTATAATATTTGTGATCGCTATCTTGTAAATTTGGCATATCTTCTCCATTTATGAATATTTTAGCTTTTTCCATGGGTGGATTATAAAATTCATTCTTTACGGAATATTCTACGTTTGATGAGAAGTTATATCTGTTTGCGAACACATTTGCTAATAATGTATTTCCGGTACCATCAAAAATATTTTCGATTTCAAAATCAGCCTGTCTAAAAAACCAGAATATATTTTTTACGGGTATGTCCGGAACGAGTTCTAGTTTTACGTCCGTTTCACCCGTTTTTATTTCAAGAGAAGGGTGTTTTTTAACAACATCTGTTATGAACGTGTGTTCTTTACTTTTAATGTAAACCCTCTCTTCGTTGGGTATTGTTATTTCTTCTGTAATAATGTCAAACCCATCGAGTGAAACTGTACCTGCAGCATTTGTAAAGAATGTTTTAGGTCTAAAAACAAACTCAAATTCTATTTTTTGTTTATGTATGGCACACGTTGGAAAATATGGCCTATTTGGTTTGTTTGTTTCATATTCATCGCTTTCGTATTTTCTCGAAAAGAAAAATGGAATGGGTATAAATAATTTAGATTTTAAACCTCCAAATACTGCATTACCTGCTAATAACGATGTATCTTCTGCTAAATTCCTATTTAGTGTATATCTTTTTGTACGCTTTTCAGATTCGTCGAGGTACATTTCGTCATAAATAACACCCCAATCATCGTGAAATGTTTCTACAATGAGATCATCCACACGCATAGTGATTGATTTGAATATATGTCTTCCTACTTGGTCTGCAAAATATTCATCGTTTGCATTATTTATAGATGGTAGAGTTAATGATATATACATATTGGATAAGAGATCTCCCATATTCCTTGGATTTAAGGTTACTTTAATCGTTTCTCCAAAAGGCCAATTTGGTTTGGCTGTACTTGGTTTGCTAACGTTTAAACTTTTATGAAACTTGGTAAAATGTGCGTGATTTTTAGAATCATATTTAAAGAACGATTTGTCGGGTTCGTCTGATAAAAGGTACGTATCTTGTTTACCTATGGCGTTCATTCGTAAAACGGCACCGGTATTTGGACCAGATGTATCACACATACTACTTATTATTTACAATTTTTTAAATATCATTGTACACGACTATGGGCCTGTTATGAAAATGTTTGTTTACGTATTTGTATAAACCTATGTACCATAAAAATACTTCTTTTCTGGATAACGATAAATTTCTATTGATAGTTTTGATTTTTCCAATTTCTCTTGATCTGAGAACTTCCTGAGATGGCGTACCACATGTTTTAAAACACGAATAACAGACTCTTTTTACTTTTAATTTGAAAAATTTCAAATACGTTTCGTTGTTTATTAAAAAAATTGGTTTTATTTTTTTATACTTTCTAATGAGTTCGCGTTTTTCTTTATTATCTGTTTTTACATATGGTTCTAAAGGACAGTTGCATATGAAACAATATCCTTTGCATTTAATATACATAAAAGATATACTATTTATTCTTTTATGTACTATAATGAAATTATACAACCTGATGGAAGATCAGTTATAGGTGTAAATCATAATTTAGAAAGACCGAATGTATTAGAGGTTTTATCCACCGATGAATCTCGACAAGTACAAGAACCTGAATATAAACTTTTTGAATCGATCGCGGTATATTGGTTAAGTGTGTTTTTAGTTTTAGGAAGTGTGCATTATGTAATTATGTATGATAATCTCCTAACTATACTTAATTGTTTAGCGTGTTTATTACCAATGCATAGTCTACAAAATAACAGTATGTACGGTATGTTTGCATATACTATTTATGTTATGATTTCCATGGTATTAACAACGTTTTTAGGTTTATATGAATATATTTGGTATTATCTTGCCTGTAATTGTATAATTATATGTATTTTTTTAACCTCAGTGGTGAATTATATTAAATATATTAGGAATCGAAACCAAAACCAAAACCAAAATGAACACGTTGTATGAACAAAAAGATTTGGATATAGCCAAGGGTTTATATAAAAATGAGTTAGAAAAATGTGAACGGTTTGCGAGAAGTATTCATAAACTTAGAGAATCTCGCAAACAGTACGATGATAAAAGAGAAAAAAGTAAAATAAAATTTTTGGACGCTGTTCCGGAGAAACAAGTTCAAAATAGACACGTTAATAAAATGTGTCAGGCGATAACAACGAGTGGTAAAAGGTGTAATTTTAGAGCATCATGTGGTGTCTTTTGCAAAAAACATGTAGCTAAAAAATAAATGTATTGTTATATTAAATGTTAGATCAAGAAACTCTCAGACCTGTCATAATAGCCATGGCTCTTTATTTGGCAATTTCTCAAATTATCCCAGAACTTTTGAAGAAACCAACGAATATTAAATTTATCGATGATATTGTTGCTATGTTGATCGCACAAAAGGGATCACTTACTTCGGGTACCATTCTCACCGGACTTATCGTTTTTATCACCAATTACATTAACGACGAATTCTTGTAAAATGTTTTCTCTAGACGTTAACATTCGTGTTCTTGGATGATCCATATATCTTAGTTTTTTATTATACGCATCTTCCATAAACTCCATGAGTTGATTTGCATTTGGTTTACCCCAGGTCATACCGGCCTTGAATAGGAAATCATCTTTTACCAACTCCTGGCGTTCGCAATCAATTGTATACGGTGTTTTTATATATTCTGGTGCACCACCAAAGTCCGTGATAATAACTGGTTTATTTCGTAAAGCTGCTTCTACAGCCCCTAAACCAATACCTTCTGAACTTGAAAAACTTACATAACAGTCTGATTTTGCGTGTATGTCTTCCATAACTTCATTTGATACTAGATCGTTTATAAATGTGACGTTTGGTATATTTATGTTTATGGGTTGTTTACACGTTGCTTTTATAATAAGTCGTGCATCTGGTTTGTTTAGACGAATAAACGTTTCTAAAATTTTGTTAAAGTTTTTCCTAGGGTCTAATACATTTCCAATGTGATAAAACGTGTATGGTCTGTTATCTGGTACATGAGCGTGTATTATAAAAAAATCGGTATCTGGAAATTGTTTTTTAAAAACTCTTTGACAAAATTCGCTTGGTACAGCAATTCTATCAAAAAGTTTAAAAAGTTTTCCGTAATCTTCGTGTACGGTTTCTGTTTCGCATATAGTCATACACGTTACGTTTTTAACTTTACGTTTGATTTCTGGTATTTTGTCTAACCAGAATTGAACGGGTAAGGCGTAAATAAATGCTTTTTCACAGACGGGAATTTCGTCGTTTATGTCGATGCACTTACTACCAGGAAAAAGATCCATATATTTTCGCATTTGTTGCCCTATCCCACTTAAAGCTGTTGGTCCGATGAATAACATTTACTATAAAGATAATCTTTCTTTTATATATATTACGCGATGGACTCTGTTAGAGAACAAATTCAAAATCAACTTTCACGATCAAAAGTTCACACAGACGAACTTTATAGTATTATTAAACAAATTGCGGATCACATTGATCCACCAAAAGCTGTTCCCCTAGCTTCAGCACGAACTGTGAAACCAGCTCCAGCCCCAGCCCCAGCCCCAGCCCCAGCCCCA